GTTCACTACAATGGCGCGCTCAGTCGGGGTGTAGCTCAGTCTGGTAGAGCGCTACGTTCGGGACGTAGAGGTCGCAGGTTCGAATCCTGTCTCCCCGACCAATAAAATCAAGGCCTTAAGACGAAACCGCCCTAGTGGCGGTTTTTTCATGCCAGTAGGGTGCCAGCATTTCCATAGCACCCGTCGCCGCACTTTTTGCGTCGCGGCCGATGAGATGATCAGCCCTCAGAGTGCGCGCTTCCTCATAGGAGCCCCGTCATGGCAGAGCTTCTGAATCCATCTCGAGCAGAGAGGTTGGAAGACCTCCTCGCACTGACAATTGCCCTACTCGCTGAAGAGCGCGGGATCTCGATTGAGCAAGTTCGCGAGCGCATGTGGTCGCCAGCGCCGTTGATCGATGCTCCCTCCTCCGGGCCTCGATTGCTTCGCTTGAAGGGGCTGAAGGCGAAGATTGGTTTTAGTGAGGCGATGATCTACCGCTGGGTGGCGGCCGGCACCTTCCCCAAGCCGAAGAAGATCGGCTACGGCAGCGTGTGGCTCGAATCGGACATCGATGTCTGGATAGCTGCTCGCCTGGCAGAACGCGAGGATCGCCAGTGACCGAAGCCGAACCGATCTACATGACACCGGAGGTGTCCACGCTGGTGGCCATGGCGCGCGAGGGTGAATGGCTCTGTGCCGACGCCTGCGCGTTCCTGCTGGGCATGCTGACGCCGAAGGGCAAGGTGAATCGCCGCGGCTTCCTGGAGCGCGTGGCGGTGCGTACCAGCTTCCCAAAGCCGCTGCAGCTCGGTGGCGAGAAGAAGTGGAAGCGATCGGAGGTCATGGTCTGGGCCGATGACGAGCGTCGGATCGCCAGTCCTCGCTAACACGTTCAGGCGGTCGTATTGCGGTAGAGCACGGTCCCGCAGTGATTGCAGTTGAACTGACGTCGAGGGTCCGCCGAACTGAATAGGCCGCGGTTGCGCATGCTATTGGAGCCGCACTTCGTGCAGCGGCATCCGCGCCCGCTTCCGTCCGTGCCTTCCAGATATTGATCAATGGTAGGCAGCGCCTCCCAGTCCGCCAGTGCTCTCGCCTCTGACTCTTCGATCCTGTTTGCCGAGAAAAAACAGTGGAAAGCGTAAGCCAGCCCTACCACGAGGATGATGATTGCTATAACACTCATGCGGATCGAGTATCCCAAGATCGGTCGGAGTTCTCCATCGGGAAGGATGTTGGCTTAGCGTCGGCGGGATGCCCATCGGGGATTCCCTTACGCCTAGACTTCTCCTGTCGTCAAAGAGGGCGCGCTCGTGCATGAACCTGTGTACTCCGGCACCTGGCTTACCCCGGATGAGGTGGGACAGCTGACCGAGCTCAAGCCGACTAGTTACAAGGCTCAATGCCGATGTTTAGCGAGGATGGGTATTCCCTTCCGTCCGAACGCAATCGGCCGCCCGTTAGTAGAGCGGGCAGCGGTGATGACCTCGTATCGGACCTCGAAGCAGGCGCGGGCTTGGGCTGGGCCCAACTGGGATGCGATCCCCCCGAAGAAGCCGAAGCCTTGACCGACTTCGATCCAACCTGTGGCGGCCTATGGTTGACCCCGACAGAGATTGTCGAGTTGACCGCGACGGAACGCTGGTCACTGCAGTGCCAGCGGCTTGAGACCATGGGTATTCCGTATCTCGCCAACGCGGCAGGCCGGCCACTGGTAGAGCGGAAGACGGTGCTCACGTATCCGAAGCTACCCACACCACCGAGGAAGAAGGCCGAGCCGTACTGGGGGCCCCTGAAGTGATGCTTCACCGTCGTGCCCGGCGCCCCGGCTCAAGGGGCGCATGACGCGGCTGAGCGACCGTACTGGTCCCGCGCTGGGCGATGCCAGCATCCGGCAGAACCGCTGTCACGTTCAAGCCAGACGATGCCGCCGCCGACTGTAGGAGTTGTCCTACCCGTTGCGACGCCGACGCTGCCGTGGACGAGCTTGCCGACCGACTCGGTTAGCGTCGCGCCAGGCCAGCACCTCGCCGGCGACCCACGTGGCCGGCCGCATCGTCAGGCGCACCGGGAAGTCAGCGCGGCACGCGACTGTCTCCAAGACTGTTCTCGGCGATAGTCCAAGCAGCTTCCCTACCTCTTCTGCTCCGATCGCTCGCTCCGCTGCTGCAATCGTCGAAGGGGTCGCAGCTGCGGCAACCCCCAGTTGGCTAGCCACCTTCGATAGGGCTGCTGCGGTGATGGCTTCGACCTGATCCGCGGGAGGGCTGCCAAAGGCATCCGGCCAGGACTCCACGTAAACCTCGATCCTAAGAACGGCGTGAGGCTTGGGTTGTGTAGAGGCTGGCATAGCTGGCGTCCTCGTGCTTTGGAGAGATGGGGCGATGCGGCCTGAAATGCCGCTTACGCCACTGCTTGCACTCGTACGCGCGGGGCGAGGTCTGCGCCCAGATCCACCTCTCGATGAAGCGCTTCGCCTGCGCAGTGCTCCCCGCCTTCGCATGGATCTCCCGCTTGTCCCAGAGCTTGATCTTGGTCGCTCCGTCGGAGGCAACGCTCGCCACGAAACCGTAGTTCCAGTACCGGTGGCTGCTGCCATCGGCGCTGTCGGACCATCGATAGGCATCGGGTAGTGGCATAGAACCACGATTACGCGGGGTCATGTCACAGGATGAGATTCACAGGACTGGGTTCGAACGGGACCTACTCCGAACTTGTGGGCTGGGCATAGGACAGGAAATGCATTTACCTCTCGAATGCCGACAAGCGGTGGCCGTCGGTATCTGTGCGTGTTCGTTCCCCCGGTGAAATCCACACATCGAGGAGTCGCAATGAACGTCAATCGCACGACCTTTGCCTTGATAGCGTTTGCCGCCCTGATCGCGTGCTCAGCAACCAGAAGCGCGGTTGCTATGCAGGAAGAAGTAAGTAGTGAACGTCCAGTAGTTCAGTACTGCTTAACAGAACGATTGAGGAACTACGACAGGGAATACAACTGCACCTGGTCTAGGAGCTGGACCATGGCGTGCGAGGGAGGCATGGGTTCCGCATCTATCAAGAAGATCTACATCGCGGAGATCAATCAAACCTTCCAGCAGTGCCCGGGAAGTGGGAAATGGCTCACCAAGATCACAATGGTTGAGTAACGAGATTTCGAAGATCATGAGGGGAAAAACATGATGCGTTCGATGAGAGGCTTGAGCCTAGCGGTCGCGGCTGTTCTATTTGCAGGCTGTGTCCACCACCAAAAGCCGTCGCCAGAGTCTAGAACTGCGCCGAGCGACGGACCTAGAGAAGCTGCGGCCAGTGTGTTCCTTGAAGATATTGCATCGATCAATAGTGATATTGACGAGCTGTATCAGCGCCGTGATGGGCTAGAGGCCCGCCTCGCCATCCTATGGCCTCCCTCGCTGCCTTGTTCTGTTGGGGACCGGTTGTGCGGCGGCGGTAGTCATGTAACTCCTGGGGATGGACCTCCAGGTGGAGAAGGCCCAGGAGAGGGAGGTGAAACAAACCCGCCTCGGGCACCGGGATCAGCACCGGCACCGGCACCGGCACCAGCACCGGCACCAGCACCAGCACCAGCACCAGCACCAGCGCAGCCCGCAAAGGATCCGGCTGAGGCATCTCATGAGTGGGCCATCGAGCAAAGCGCCAAGAGGACAGAGCGACACATTCAGCAGTACAAAGACGCTCAGGCCACTTTTGGAAAAGCCCCAGATCCCGCGCAAATAAAGCGCTTCCGTGACCGGCACGAAGCCTGCAAGGCCAACATACGATCTTGCTTCTAGGTGCCGATACAAACTTCAAAGAAGCCGAAGTGAAGTAATCCCGCAGAGCGGGGCCGTGCCTGCCATCGCGTCTTCCTGGTCCACTCGGACCAGAGCGAGCAGGCACCGGCGGACCTCAGGCTGTTCGACTCCAAGGTCACCGACAACATCGGCGAGTGCGACATCGTTGTGAAGCTGCGCGCCGACGTCGTCAACGAGATCGTCCGCGACATCACGGGCGCTCAAAGGCGCCCGTTAGCATCTCTGTCTCCAGCCGCGCTAACAGCGATCCTGAGCACCGAATGTGCCCTCTAGGTGCTGTCACTTATCCACAGGCTGTTCCGTCGCGTGCCCACAGAACGCATGCGTAACTTGGACTTACGGCGAGGGCCGTCCACCGAGGAAAAACCATGGTGATTTCGTGGCAAGACCATCTGAAGAGCAGGAAGACCCGACTCCTATTCATGCTTGTGTCTGTTCTACCGCTGATCGTGTTCGGGTTTCTAACAAACACGCTAGTCGGAATTCTTGTCTTGGCGATCGCTGCCTACTGGCTTGCGCCTGCAGTTGGGATTCAACCATCGTTCGCAGTATTGGCAGACCTCATAGGGAGCTTGGAGCCGGACACCCTGCTGACGATTGTCGGACTGTTCGCTGCCTACTTCTTGGCTTTGGTGACCTGGCGGCGCCAGAAGATCCTGGAACTGAGGCTGACAGCTGGATCCGAGATTAGGGACTTCTTTCAGCAAGGTGCCGATCACGCGCTTACCTTGTTCGGATTCGCTGAGAGCCTGATACAGGCTAGCGGCGCAGCGGAGCGTGGCCAGCTTGAGTCTGAGAGGTGGCGTCTTCTGGTTCTCAGAAGAAAAATTGGGCAAGCAATGGTTTCCCGCGACGAACTGACGAAGCTGGGGCGCAATGTCTACTCACTAACAAACAAGGTGGCGCTGCTTACTAATTCGAGCTTCTTTGCACAACGCGCACTACCTAAGGCCGCGGAAACGCTAAGCCGATTGAGCGTGCTCGCGCAGTTCTACATACCGAATCTAGATGGAGCGGACGATTACACCCGGTCTATGTTGGTTGGCTACAACACGGAGGGAGTGCATCGTTACATCGATGAATTCCATAAGCTGCATATGGATATGCTCACTCACTCGAATGCCGTGTATGGCGTTTTTCAGCAGCCCATTATGATCCCGAACTTGGCCCTTCTGTGGTCACAAATGAAGATGATCTGGAAGGTCAAATCTATCTCGGCAAATGACCTCCACTGAGGATTCTCCTCTCGGTTGCGCATCTTTCCCTTCGGTAAATATCTGCTTTAAGCGCCCAATGTTGCTGGCGATGAGGCGGCGGGCGTGGTGAGCGAGATGTTCTGTGCAAGTGAGCTTTTGAAGTGTACCGGCCTACGTGACCGGCACCGCAGGTGGTGGGCTATGCGGAGACTGCCGCTATTGTTCCCCAGTTGATAGCTAAGGAAACGATTGGGGCGACCAGGGCCAAGGCGAATGGAAGGAAATGCTCGGTAGTCTCCGTAGTCTGAAAGGAAACCCAAACTAGCGCACGAGCTTTCGTGATCGACCGTACGTTCATGGGGACCTGCTTTATCTGGAAGTTCTCCGTGTCTTCCGAGTTCCTCTTTCGCCTCTCCATGTGCAGCTCGAGATTGGCGTCGGGGCTCCTGTGTAGCGTCCAGCGCCCGTCTCTTGAGTTTCCGAACCACTCATTCGCGCGTCGCTGGCCCCATTCGTTCAACAGCACGGCCTGTCGAACCTCAACTGTTTCTCGGAATTTGGTCGCGAGATTTCCTTCGCGCCAGTACTGGTAGTAGCGCAGTAAGAAGTACAGCCATAGCACCCAGAAGCATGCGAGAAGCACGCCCACCTTCTCGGTCTTCAACTCTGTTCCGAGCAAGCTGATCTTTGAGATATCGACTTCTGCGAGTGCCTGAATGATCAGCAAGACGCTGACCACCAGCAAGTTACGACGTTGCTTCTGCAGATCCCCTTCCATGGTCACCCCCGTGTCATGATTGGACAATCTGACACCCGTGCCGGTCATAGCGCAAGATCAGGGCGCTTGAAGGTTCATGGCTCGACCTAGTCTTTAAGCCTGCCGTTCTCGTCGAAGTACTTCAGGTGCCAGCCCTTGGTCTTGCGGCCGCGGCGCCGTGCACTTTCTTTCGCTTCGGCCGCGCGCTTCTCTTCCTCGCTGCGCCTGTCCCTCAGGAAAAGGTGATCCCAGCCTGGGCCGAGCGTCTTAGGTTCGCCTGTGTTTTCCATGGGGCCAGCATTGCGCTGGCCTGTCGCCGGGGCTGAGATCGCCAATCAAGCCGTGGGCGGAATCGTCTTGTACGGGTGGCCGCCAGGCAGCGAGCCCGTGAGCCCCCATCGGTGCGCCAGATAGCCTTCGAGCTTCTGGCGGTCAGAGGTCCCCAGGGCAGAGTTGCACATGATGATTTCGCCAATCCTGCCGAGATGCGGGTTTAGGTTAGCGCCGGTAGCGCCGATGTTCCATGCCTGGCTGTTCGTCGCCGACGTGTTGCCTGAAGTTTGGAACGAGGTATTGGACCCGGCTGCCGACCCGTTCACCCATGTAAAAGCGTCGCTGTTGGCGTAATCGAGGACGGTTCCGGCGATCCCATAACCCGTCCCGTAATTCACTGAATCCGTGATCGACTGCAAGCTATCGGAGTCCAGCCGGCGACCGCCGCCGTATATGGTGTTGAGACCAATGCTTCCCCGCGACAGGAGGGCGCGCCCACTGGCATCACTTGTTCCCGTCGTGAGGTTTGCGATCGTTCCGACGATGCTTGAGTTGTGAGCGACTATGCCGGCGCTCATGGCGAAGATAGAAATTCCTGCCTTTGCATTGCCAGACGCCAAAACGTGCGTGTTCGTAGAACGAAAATAGGCTTGGCGCGCAGTGGTGTCGTAACCCCACACCGGCAGCCCATTCAGCTCTGCCGGATAGACCTGGCCGCGGTTGGCAGTGTTGCCTGCGTACTTCGCTGCGTGGTTTCCGTTGCCACTCTTGTCGTAGAGAGTATCCATGAGCCCACTGGCGAGCGTGTTCAGAGACTCGTCGGCTGCGTACCAGGCGACCAATGAGGAGAGGTTTGCGGGGGTCCATGGAGTGTTGTTCTGGGCCGCAGCCATCAGTAGCGCCACGTGACCTATGACTCCACTCATGCGTGCACCTCTCCGAGGTTCCGAACCATCACCTCGTCCTTCATGACCTTAGCCACCACCAGTCGGCCGCCGATAGGGTCATTCGGGGACTTGGCCTTCCATTCTCCGGTCTGCGCTCTGGCGAGGGCCCGCTGCAGTTCGAAAGGATCCGAGGCCCCGTTCGCTGGCGCCTGGCTGACCGGTGGACTCAGGACGCCTGTATCGCGTCGATGGGCAGAGAACTGTGCCTGCCTGTCGCTGCGCGTGAAGTGCATGCAGAGCACGCGCGCCGCCTGCTCGGAGTAACCCACGAGCGCGAGCTCGGCGTCCAAGCCATCAATCTTGATACCTGCAGCTTGCGCCTGCCGTAGCGCTTCGGCGTGGCAGGTCTCCAGCACGCTCGGCGTTATGCTGAGCATCTCGTCGAAGTCCAGACCACCGGTGCGTCGCACGAGTTCACTCATCGTCCAGCGGGCAAGCGTCTGTTCGCCTCGGCACGCAATGACCGTCGCCGCGGCAGGGATCAAAATCAGCTTGTTCGTGTCGCTGAACTTGCTGCCACCTTCAATGGTGGTGACTAGGCTGTCGACGCCGACGAAGGCGGTCTGCGGGTCTTGGAACAGTACGTTCAGGATGCTCATTGCGGGGAGGCCTCTGCAGCGATGAACGAGCTTGCCTCTGCGCGCGGACCCAGGACAACCTCCGGATCCACATAGCCGCCGACCGCCGGACCGATCGCGTAGCCCAACTGGGCTCCCTGCGGGCTCTGGGTGATGTAGGCGCCAATTGCCGCGCCGATGATGCCGCCGATCTGACTGCCGTTGCTCATGATGACTCCTCGTGAATTGCCTTTTTTTCAGGGCTCCGGAGCACCTGAACAGGCCTCGGAGCGAAAATCGGATTTTTGGTCAAAAATTCGGTTTCTGGCCGAAATTTCTGGCTGGAAAAAAACCTACGCGTGGCTGGGCGGCTGGTGTCCGCCGGTCAGGTCCTAGACTTTTGAACCCCCCCCCCGGGGTACGCCGACCATCGGCTCCCGCTGCCACCCCAGATGAGCCGCTCGCCTCGCGTGCGGTCTTCGCCTTGTGGCAGTCCTTGTTGATCGCCCTCAGGTTGCTCAAGTCATCCGTGCCGCCTTGGCTCAGCGGGACGATGTGGTCGATCTCGTCGGCCAGAAGGCGCTTGCCGCCGCACTGCTCGCACTGGCAGAGGTACTGGTCGCGCAGCAGGATCTGCTCTCGCTTCCGTCGCCATGGTCTTCCACCGCGTCCTTGGCCATAGGTGGCCAGCTGCTTCGGCCCGCCCGTGATGCTGCTGCTCAGAACTGGCACTCGTGGCTTGAGGAAGGTCAGCTTCTTCGGCATCAGTGCGCCCTCGGGTCGGGGATCATTCCAATGGCGCTGGCTTCTCGTCCGGCCACGTCTCGCATGGTCACTCTCAGGTAGCGCGCACCCAGGCCCGGCGTATCGCAGGCGATGTCGGCGACCTGTTCGTTTCGTGTAAGTCCAAGCTGCTTCGCTGCGGCCTCACATGCGGCGCCAAATGCCGTGGCCATCACCGATGCTGCACGGTTGCCATTGACCTGGACCAGCGTGTTGTCGAGCACCATCACAACGTGGTCCTTAGGGCACCCCAGCACGAACTTCTCTTGGTCCGGCGTGAGCTTCAGCCAGTCACCGTCGTCCGACATGCACGCGACCTGTTCGTCAGTGAGCGGAACCTGGTTCATTTCGCGTCCTTCCCTTTCCGCACTGCCACGTGCCAGTCGTTCGAGTCGCGGTCCGGTGTCTCCTGCGTGTCGCGCAATGCCCACCAGATGCTGCCGTTGTGCGTATAGGCGTCACCGCGCTTGGCTGACTTGCCCTGCTGCCAGTAGCCGCGATAGCGGAAGCCAGTGTTCTGCAAGTCGGCCATGTCGGCCTCAAGGCGCTGGAGCCGCTCTGCCATCTCGGTCATCGATTCGAAGGCCTCGACATCCAGCGACTTGGAGATCTTCACGTGCTCGACACTGGCCAGGCGCCGCTCTACATCGATCATTCTTCGCAGCAATGCGAAGCAAATGAGATGCGCGAACTTGGCCAGCAAGATGCCTCTCTCAGTGCTGCCATCGGACTTTCGGTTGGTGACCAGCCACTTCTTCGCCTCATCGGCACAATGCTGCAAGATCGACTGACCATTGATTCCCATGCTCGTGTCGACTGCTTTTATCTGAAACCTCGACATCAATAGCTCCCTCGAGCGTTGATTCGCACTGCGCCGGGGTGGCCGGGGATAGCCCCCTTTCGACCTGAGGTTGTGGCTACAGACCGCGCCGCTGAAGTTGACCGACTGATCTTGGCGGCCGGATCCGCAGGGATGGTGACCACCGAGACTTCGAGCAGGCTCCAGGAAGTGAAGCGCATACCGCCGCCTGGTAGGGGATCCCAGTCATCCGCCCGGAAGCCGATGCTGTAGGAATCGACGAGCCCCGCCTCGATCATCCGCCAGGCCTCGTCCGCCTTACCGATGCCCTCAGCAAGTTCCGCGGTGATCCAGAGGCCGTCGCTCTTCGCCTCGATGGCGCGCACCCAGCCGATCGGCTGGTCGTGTTTGTGCTGCCAGAGCAGCGGCACAGGAAGCGTCCAGCGGCCGCCGTTGGGCTCGACGATATCGCCCATTCTGTCCACGCCACCACTGTTCGCAACCCCGCGAATCGTTCGCTTCCCATTGCCGACGAACTTCGTGATGTTCGAGAGTTGTACGTGGCCGCGCTTCACCCTGGTCGTGGCGCTGGCGCTCACTGTCGCGCCGGTGAACTTACGTTCCTTGATCGCCTCCTCGACGGCATCAGCTTCGCTGGCACCCAGCAGCGTGTAACCCAGGTCGGCAGTGATCTCGCGCGCGATGAGGTGATACAGGGGTGACGCTTTGGCCTCCTGCAAGAACACCGGATTGGCCTGTGGTGGTTGGCCACACTTGGCGAGCACTTGGTCAAGCTCACGGCGCCGCACCTTGCCGCGCATCCACTTGCAGTAGTGGAGCACCAACTCGGCTTCGGCAGCCGTGAGCCGGCGCGCGTGCTGGCTGGACCGGATCGCGCTCTGCAGGCTGAGCCTGGCGGATGCGCCGGAGTCGAAGAGGGAGGAACGCGTCATGCTGGCCAGTCTGGATGGCCGGCTCGCGCATTACGGCGTCTGAGAGGGGGGAAGGGGGCGTAAGGGAGACGGAGAGTGACGCGAGATTTAGGCTGCGCGATCCGCCTGGGTAGCCAACGACTCCAGCCACAGGGCGAGGTCATAGATCTTGATCGAGCGTTTGTGCCTGCCGCCACCGACCTGATACACGAGAATTCCCGTCGACGGCAGCCGCTTCGCGAAACCCTTCGACGACATGCCCACCAGCTTGGCGCCGTCGTCGACGCCGATCCGAAGGTCAGACGAAACCCAGAAGCGAGCGTCCCGGGCGGCTACCAGCCAGAGCTGCGCGGTCTCCTCTGCCCGCTTGTGCAGCGTCTGCCGTGGATCTGGCGGCGAAGTCATCAGTGGCGACCGCCTGCGCCGAAGAACTCTTCTGCCGGATCTTCGTGCTCGTCGACACCCTGGACAACCCGTGCCTCGTCAACTGGCGTCGCCCCCAGCTTGGACAGGACCGTGCTCAGTGCGCGCGCGGCTGTGACGCCGAGTTCGCCCCGGTCGATCTTCGCCGATAGGTGGCACGCCACCCGAAGCAGAACGCGATGCCGCGCGGTCATCCAGGGCAGGCCAGACGCGAATTCCCACCAGTAGCGCTGTTCGACAGCGGTCATGGATGCGTAGGGCGTGCCAAGCGGGCGCGCGCCGCGTAGTGCCTTGCGGTCCCGGTATCTGCCTGGATTTTTCATCGCGGCGCCGGAGGTCAGTGCCTTCTTGGCGGGTAGTCGTGAGCGTGCCATCAGGGTCGAAATCTCAATTGTGGATGGGCGAAAAAAGGGTCGGCGGCCGGTGTCCGTGGGCCTGTTCCGGAAATCTGCCGATCCCCCCCCCGCGGGGGATGGTTCGCTTGATAGGGTTTCCGGCGAGCGTCATGCTCCACCCACTGGAGGGACCATGAACGAATTCTGCATTTACCTCGACTGGGCCGGTTGGAAGCCGGAGGTCTGGACCGGAATCTTGCAAGCCGTGGTCGCTGGCGTTGCGATATATGCCACTGGCCGCCTCGCGACCAAGCAGCACCGAATGCAGATCGCCCAGCGCGTGGGGGCGGTCGTCGCTCTGCTCGCTCACGTCGCAGACCTGGCCGATGGCTACTCGCAAGATTCGAAGAACTCGATCGGCGGCATCGCGCCGATTCACTGGACCACCGGCCAACTCAACGCCGCCCGAGAGGCGCTCGGAAGGATTGCAGTGCATGACCTGCCTGACGAGATGCTGGTTGATCCGGTCCTCAGCGCGACCGATGCCGCATCCGACTTTTGCGCTCTGTTGGGAAAGGTGATTGACCATTGCAAGTCGAACTTTCCGCTCACTCAGGCAGAGGCCGATCGGCTTGAGGTCTACGCGGGGAGGATAGGCCAAGCGTACGCCGACGCTGTCGAAGTGGATAGGCGATACCGTCCGCTTACCCGCGAGCAGAAGAGGGTGATGCACTAGCGTCACGCAGCGATCCGCCCGTCGCGCATCGTGATCGTGCGCTCGCGCCAGGCGCCCTGGTTGTGCGTGCGAACCTTGAGCGAGCTGGCTGGTTCTTCGAACGCCGGCGCGCCATCGAGGGCTGCCTTCCCGCGCTGACTCTCGCCGATCAGCACGAGCTGTGGTCCGGTTTCGCGCAGGCGGTCAGCGACGCGTTCTCCAACCAGGCCGGCGAACTGCGTGGCCGTGGCGTTGGCCGCCACCAGCGTGGGCAGCTCTTCCCGGTAGCGATAGTCGATCAGCCCGAACAACTCGCCGTGATCGAAGTCGCTCGCCTCGCGGACGCCGGCGATTTCGTCCAGTGCCAGGAAGGGCGCATCGCGCAGCCGCTCGACCGCCTCTCGCCGAGGGTCGTCCTTGGCACCGCCGAAGCCTGCCTTCAGGGCGGCCAGCGCGTCGGGCCATGTCGCATACACCGGGCCCCGGTAGACCTTGCAGGCCTCGTTGATGATCGCCGCCAGCGCCAGCGTCTTGCCGAGCCCGGGCGGGCCGATCAGGATTAGGCCCGAGCCGGCCTCGTAACGTGCACGTAGGTCGCCTGTGTACGCCTGCACGGCTGCACGCAGCGACTTGGCGCTCGGCGACAGTGGCTGGATGCTGGCCGACACCGCGCACCGGTAGCGCGTTGGAATTCCACTGGAGTGCTTCCAATGCTCGTAGCGCAGGTGCTCGGCCTGCAGGGCGCGCTCGGTGCGGAATCGCTCGCACTCGCAGTCCGGGCAGTGCCAGTCCATCCGGTGGCCGCGCTCGCCGATGCGATCGGGGCCGTACTCGACCTGGTGCTCCGGGCAGGTCCAGACCCGCGGCTGGTTGTCGGTGTCGTCGGTCATGCGGCGTCCTTCAGGCCGAATCTGGCCAGCTGCTCAGCGTTCGCGCGCTCGATCTCCTCGTCGGTCCTGGCATCGCGCTCGATGGTGCCGACGGTGCCGGAGCCTCTCGGGTTGGCCAGGGTTCGGTCACGTCGAGGATTGAAGCTCGACCAGCCAGACTCGATGGCCAAATCGATCAGCTTCCGGGGATCGTGGCCTTCCGCCCTCAGGGCATCCAGGCGTCGGATCGCGAGACGCTGGGCCTGCTCGGTGAACTTCCGGCCGACCTGCTTCCGGTGGTCCTTCCAACCCCGCCAAGCGTCAGCAGGAATCCAGTCGGGCAGGATCACTGTCGACGGCTTCTCGCGCGTGCTCTCTGCTTCTGTGTCTTCAAGAGTGATGTTAGAAGTGCTTTCGGTTCCTGTGGGCGAGAACACTTCATTTCTGTTGGCAGGAACACTTTTCGACCTGCCGACAGGAACACTTTTCACGGTCGGTGGCGTCCGAGTGTTCTCGTTGACGAGAACAGATGACTGTTCCTGCTGGCAAGAACGGTTGAGGGTTATTCCGCCGCTACTGCGGGCAGGAACACTTTCAGGAATTTCTGGAGACTGCAGGACTTGATAGTCCTGTCGGCTTCCCTGTGGCCTTCGGATCACCCTGACGTAGGCGAAAGTCTCCAATCGCTCGATGCTGGCCAGCACATTCGAGAAGGCCAGGCGCGCGCTTGTCGAGAGGCGGCGGATACCCGGATAGGCGAGCCAAGAGTCATCGCAGTGCTGCAAAAGCACCGCAAACACGCCGAGGTCACCTCGAGACAGCCGGCGATCACAGCTCGCTGCCCTGAGCAGACGAACCTCATCGACTGGCGCGATGCGCGCTTTGCTGTCGCCCTCAGGCATCTGCGCTCTTCTCCTCCCGCTGCAGCGCTTCCCTGAGGCGCAGGATCGTCGACTGGGCGCCGCGGAGGTTGATCACCAAGCGCTCTGCGCGCTCCGGTGTGCAGTCGCGCTGCAGGTCGGTGAACTGGCAGGCCAGGCCGGCGCCGATGTCGTCCAACTGCCGGCGGACCGTGTCGGCGACGATGTTGGTGTCGGATTCGGTCATAGGATCCTCAGCGCAGCCTCGTTTCGTGGGCCAGCTTGTCGGTGATGGTGATGCCGGCATCGATCAGCCAGGCGACCTGATTGGTCACCCTGCGGCGATCTGCAGGCGGCGTGGCATCGGTCAGGCAGTTGAGCGCGTCCAGTGCGCTGTTGAGCACCGCATCGATCTGGGCCACGAGCGGGGTCAGTTCGGGCTGGAAGGCCGGGACGTCGGTCATGGCTGCTTCTCCCCGAAGCGAATCGCGTTCGCCAGCTTGTCCATGGCGTTCGCCTTTTCCACCGCCTGGTGGATCAGGCGACATGCGCCGAATAGCGCGCCTGATTCCTGGGAGCCCGGCAGGCGCTCCAGGCAGATATCAACAATGTCCTGGACCATGCCGAGGACGCAGGACAGGTCGAAGCTGTTGTCGACGAGTTCGGTGATCGCCTTCTCACGCTCGGTGCTCATGCGTGCATCCCCCTCGCCGCGCGATAGGCGTTTATCCAGCGGTAGGCGGTGGCCTTCTGTAGGCCGAAGTACTCCATCGCTGCCTGGGCGGTCAGGTACCGCTGCTGGTCGCACCAGCTGGCGAACCTGATTGCCGCCTCGACGGTGGTCGCTGCGTGGAAGAGTTCGGCGGTGTCGCCGCCGGTGGTTTCGGTGTGCTCTAAACTTGCTAGATCCATGACGCTCTCCAATCAGATCGTTGTGGTCAGCGGCTCGTTCCGGTTCGTACCCGGGGCGGGCCGCGCTTGCTTCACGCCGCTTCGGCCTGCTTCTCCAACTCGCGAATGCGCTTCTTTAAAGCCTCGTCCGAGATCATTCGACGCCGGCCGATCGTGAAGCTCTTCAGATCCCCAGACTTGATCTCCCGGTAGATCCTGCTGCGGCTGAAGTTACTCACGAGCGCGGCCTGCTCGATCGTGTAGGCCAAAATCCTGTTTGCAGTCATATAGTTAGCCCCATAGGTTGCCGATATCCCACTGAAACCACGTGGTTGATACAGAACCTACGCTCACGTGGTTTCAGTGTCAATACGTCCCGCAGCATTTCCCACTGTTTCCCTGTGAGCGCTAGAATTCCGGGATGGCTGATCCCAAGACCCGAACCGAAATCAGGCTCCCAACAGAGCTCTATGAGCGCCTGCACGAGGCAGCAAAAGCCTGGGGACGATCGTTCAACGGCGAGATGGTCAAGCGGCTGGGGGACTCGTTCGACGACCGCCAGGACATGGAGTCAATACGACTCCAGAGCGAAGTGAAGGTATTGAAGGCTGCGCTGCAAGCAGCACATATGGCGATGGAAAATCAGAATCGCTTGATCAATGTGCTCACGGTGCAGCCAACTGCAGATCAAGTGACGCCCGAGTATGTGGAAATGCACCGGAAGTTGGTCGCGAGCGGCGCATGGGAATCAATGTGGGCGGAGATGAGAGAACTCTCCAAGTCCCTGAAGAAGGCGCTCGACTTCGTCCAGTAGCCGCTCAAACAAGTCGTGTACGAAGTAAGTCATCAGCGCCTTCCAGGGAGAGTGCATGTTCAAACGCTACTGGTGGGTCTGGGCATTAGCGGCCATCGCGGTCGCGTACTTCGTGTTGGTTATCTACCCACACTATTCGCGGATAAGGATGACGACTCCCCTGTCAGCGAACGATGCCACCATGGCCACCGTCCAAGCGACCTGGTTTCAGGCGATAGGTTCGGTGCTGGCCATATTCGCGGCATTTTTGATTGCCAGACACGAGTTCAAACTGTCGGAACGCTCACAGCAACTGGAGAGGGACCGGCAGTTCGTTATCGCTAAAGGATGGCTTTCATCAGCCCTTAGTGGAGTAGCGCTGGAATGTGGCGTGAAGGGCTCGATTCTTGCCATGGCACTTGATGGCAGGCTCGAATTGCCCATCCGCCCAGAGCGGCTCGCAGCAATGTTCAGCCTGAAATCCGTTGACGCGCTCGCGGCGGTTAGGTGGACCATCGGCCACTACGAAGTTAAGAGCGGTCATTTGTTGGCTCAGAACTTCATGTCTATTGAGGCGTACAACAGGACCCTTCCTGACCTCGCTTTCAGCCATGGCGACCATCCCGATATGGACCAGAGCTTAGTTATCATTCGCGCTCTTGCTAGTCGGCTTCATGGAATTCAGCCCACGGCTGCGCAAGCAATTCTTCTTGCCGACCCTCAGTTCCAGGCCCCTGCAGATCTTGCCGAGAGATTCGTCGACGTATCGTGGTACGAACCCTTCAAGACTAGATAAAAAAAGCCCCGCATTGCGGGGCTTTCTCTTACTTTCCGTGAGACTTCCTTGGCGGAGTCGTGATCTTCAACTCGCCACCCTTTACGGTCACGGTGTAACTTCTAACCTTCGGCTGAGCTTCAGTGCTAACACCAGTCACCGCACCGCTTCGCTCACCCTGCTTTACAGGGGCGGTCTGTCCGCCCTTGAAGACCTGACGGCCACTATTGAGTGCATAGTTAATATTCATCGGCGTATCCAGTGTGCTTATGTTGGAGCTTGGGCTCATTCAGCAAAGCAAACTTCTCACCACGCTTCAGTACACCAATATGTGTCCTGCCGCCTACCGTCGGAATGCCGCGAGCAAATCGTTGCATGCCTGATTGCGTGTTGACAAGTGTCTCCACTAGGTCCACCGCGTATTGCGTGGACAGGTTCCCGAAATCTATGTCCGCCGCCGTGGAGTCCCAAGGGATACCAGCCGGCACATGTTCGGTGATGTTCAGCTCCAGGTTCTCTGGTAGCTCAACGTTAGCGGCCTCCAATGCGTCCGAGATGTCCTGAACAGTGGTAGCCCGCTGGGCGCTCAACGCTTCAAGTATCTGCTTGTTCGCTGTGAAAACCAAATGATTATCCACACCCTTCAACAGACGCTCGACGTAGTCGGATTGCCCAGTCCAGCAGACACCCACATGATCATCGTCAGGGAACTGCTCGTGGAAGATGTTCTGCGCAACATCTAGCTTGAATACCATCCCGTGGTCATCACCATCGCCGAAGCCCGCCACAATGAAGAGTATGGTCGGAAGATAGATTCGTGCTTGCTCTGGCGTGCCCTCGAATTCGCGCTCCCAGAGTTCCCGCATGTACGCGAGGAAGTGCTCTGCAACGCCGCGAACCGAGTTGAACGTGCGACCTTCCAGTTCGTTTTTTCGTCTGTAGCGACGGGCTTGCTCCGCTATCGTCACCCCACCAATCGCCGCCATACCCGCTGTGACTGCCGCAACCGATGTGTCATCGTCTTGATACAGAGCGAACATCTTGCTTACGCCACCAAACACCGTGGTGGGTACTTGCTGCACGTTCGGTGGTGCTACTGCCACATAAGGCCTGTTGCTCGCGTCGAGAAGGACGTTTCCATCTGCATCTTTCGCGTACTCACAGTTCGGGCCGAACGGAAATATCACTTGAGAGGTGATGCTCGACAAGCTGTCGCAGCCCAGAATGATCCCGTCGTAGGTCGCCAACGCAATGTTGATCGTCAATGCCGCTTCTCCCCAATAGAACTCCTATCGGCCAAAACGTCAGCCGATTGAACGGGCGGCCATTAGTCGACCAGTGCCTGAACAGCCGCCGCCTTGTGCTCCGGCGCCAGGTGGGCATATCGGAGCGTCATCGCTATGTCTCCGTGGCCAAGCAATTCCCGTACCGTGTTCAGATCCACCCCCCTCATTACCAGCTTCGAGGCGAAGCTATGCCGGAGGTCGTGGAACCGGAAGCCGGTGATCTTGGCCTCTCGCATCAGGCCCGCCCAAGCCGTCTTCACCGACGCAACCCCGAATAGCTCGCCCTTCCCGCTGTGCTGCCCCCGGTAGTCCTTCAGGATCTGCAGCGCCTCGGTGTTCAGCGGCACGTGCCTGGCCTTGCCCGACTTCGCATATCCCGCGCGCACGGTCAGCCGCTTGCCGTCCAGGTCGATGTCCGCCCACTTCAGCTGAGTCAGCTCCCCGCGGCGCAACCCGGTGTTCAGCGCCAGCAGCGTCATCGGCTTGAGGTGGTCCGAGAATCCCTCGATGGGCCCCAGAAGCTCATAGCCGCGCTCAGCGCGCCACGCGTCCCCGGACTGCCGCTGGGACCGCGCCCGGGCTTCGCGAGCCTCCAAAGCGCTGCGGAGAGCGACTTCCTCGTCCTTCGTCAGGTAGCGGATCCGTTGCTCGATGTCGCGCTTTATCCGCTTCACGCCGGCCAGCGGGTTCTTGTCCAGCATTTCCCACGCCACCGCCTGCGCCAGCGCCGCCTTGATCCGGTCGAGGTCGCGGTTGACCGTGGCCGGCTTGATCTTCGCCTTGAGCCTGGTCGCCTTAAAGGCGTCGAAGTCAGCGCGGGTGATGCCGGCAAGAGGCGTGTCGGCGAGGTGCGCGAACTGCGCCTCCAGAGCCGCCACGGTCGCAGCGCCGGCCTTCGCCGTGGCGAACACGTGCGGCTTGTAGTGGTCGGCTAGGAAGGTGCCCCAGGTCAGGTGCCGCGGTTTGGCCTTCATCAGAACCAGAGGCGCCCCGTGCTCGTCGGCCTCGGCCAGCTTCCGGCGGGCGCGGGTGCGCGCAGCCTCCAGCGTGACGGTCGGATACTTCCCGATCGCGAGGTCGCGGTTACGGGCCCAAGTGACGTTCCAGGACTTCACGCCGGAAGGCAGGATGCGAAGCGAGAGGCCGGGCACCTTGGCATCGTGCAGGCGGTATGCCGATGCCTGCGGCTTGGCCGAATCCACCATCTGCACCGTCAGTGCAACACGTGCCATTCTTCCCCCGTGCCAGCACCATGCCAGCAAACGCGATTGTACCGTGAGACACAACGGGACTGAATGAGACTGTATATCAAGGGTTTCAGGCGATAGCCCTACTCTCACAACCCCTATTGAAGCCGTTCGGGACGTAGAGGTCGCAGGTTCGAATCCTGTCTCCCCGACCAATTGAAAAAGCCGGCCTTGCGCCGGCTTTTTTCATGCCCGATGCAAGGCTGTGGTCAGAACGCCACAAACGCCTGCAACCGCAGGTACCGGTACGAATAGCTGTCTGTCCCCGTATCCGTCAGCACCGGCGTATCGGTATACCCCGCATCCAGCCGCAGCCACGCATCCTTCCAGCGCGGCGTCTCCACGCCCACTTCCAGCATCCGCGCCCGCTTGGACGTATCGCCCGCGC